TGATTCATTAGAGGGTCGTGCCATCGTGGTGTGGCTCTTTTTTACTGCCATGCTGCATCGCCTACAGGAAGAACAGGCTCAAAATGAAACAGATGAACCTGACTGCGGTATTGTGGACCGTCATAATCATGGCAATCGTAATTGATGCGATAGCTGCGTACTCAAATCCAATTACCAATGTTCCCAGTACTAGTTTCTTGCTCATACCTAGCCTCCCAAAATATGCGTCAGCATCACGACTACGAATACCCAGAACAGCACACAGCCAACTACTGCGGTGCCTAAGCCATTAAACTTCCCCATGTGCTTTCTCCTCGTCTTCCTTATCAAATACCCAATAGCGATGATGATAATGCTTTTTGGTACTGATCATCATTGATGCTGTCCCAGTAGGCCAGTTGAAATAATGATCGCAGTCTGTTCGCGAATCAAACTCGTAGCGCTTGTATGTCTGCATATCAATACAGATCGTTGCTTTTGGATCGTTTGCTTTCTTTTTGGCACGTTCTCTAAGCTTTTCATGCAGCATGTTGACCTCTTGGCTCAGATACACGTGACGGTGATAGGTACTGTCGCTAATGCCTGCTTGTGCTTTGACCCAGCTGATGTCTCTGCCCTTTCTGAGCGCTTCTCTCTGCTTTCTGGCAATTATGCGGTCTCGTGCAAACCAGCTCGGTGATTGAGTATCCTGCTCACAGATGGCATCATTGCCCCAATACAGCTTTATCTGTGCGCAGAACTCGTCATAGCGTGCCTGGTCTTCAGGCTTAACCGTGCCACCAAGCAGGTCCTTTGTGCGGTACTCAAACGCGTAGTTGTCCTTGTACCATTTCCAGTTGTCGTCTAACGTGCGATATGGCGAGTCGATCATAATGTCACCTCCTCATTGGCGTGATCTTAACGAAGACATGCGGGTCATCGCTGTATCGCTTCCTGGCAACGATATCGGTGATGATGTTGTCATCAGCCCATAGCACGCCTGTGAGCGCGTCTAGCGTTGACTTGATAAAATTATCGGTATCCGGTTTAACAGTTGGGAGAGTCTCATTTTTGAGCCTACGCTCGCACTCTGCGTTGCTGATTGACTTCTGAATACGTCGATAGAAGGTCAGCTCAACTTTGATGGCGTCTTTAAAAGGACTGCCATGATACTCACGGCTTGCCAGATCATGCAGCTGTACCTTGTACGCCTTCACTTTGGCAGGGTCGTACAGGCGAATACCCTTCCCACGATGCACAGCTCTAGGCCGTTGCTGTTCGACTGGCTCAACCGCAAACCGAAACCACATGCTAATCCCGTTCTCATGCATCAATCAGCCACCTTGAAACACTCGTTATCAAGTTTGTTGTATATGTCCATATACATCTCGCCTTTATCGCCATTAAACGTACACTCGAAGTAATAGTTGGCAAACCGTGTACTTAACAGTGCCTTATGGTTCTGCAAGGTCTTACAGCACCAAACAACGAAAATATCATCGGTACTGATATTGTCCCGACACAGCCATTCCTGGACCTTTAACTTCGCATAATTAATAAATTCTTGATTAGTCATTGTCGCCATTCTCCTCTAAATCACTGATACGCATCGTTAAAACTTCCGAATATTTCCACATAGCATTAAGCTGCTCTCTCAGCAAATTAAGATGATATTTGCTAATAGTTTGACTATCTTGTTGGTCAGCGATGAAAGAGGCCAATTTCAACAGCTTTTTATCGAGCTTGTTTTGTTCTTTTTTCAGTTTCTTGATCAATTCTTTATTTTTCATTGTTGCCAGTCTCCTTTGGCTCTTCGCCTACTAGAATGATTGAATTTGGGTCTACAGCAATCATGCCCGTTTTTTGCATTCTGCCATCGACAACAGGGACAGGAGTATAGACCGCTCGAAAACGAAACATGGTTCCGTCTTTCTTGCACTTGTCAATACGACCAACCACTTCACCGAAGACGTCACGCAGATAATAAGTTTGTGGCATGGTATCCGCATCAGCAATGAGTATTCTCATGTCGGTTTCTTCACGTGGCTTAGTGATTAACTGATTTGCGGGCATTATGTTCCTCCTTTTACTTTTCATATTCTTGGTAGATGACCAGTGCGTTTCGAACTACGTAGCAGCTGTCGATATCGTCGACCATATTTGATTGCAGTTTGACGTCCACAATGATGTTATCTGGATGTTTGGCAATCCACTTATTGATTTGCTCGTCAATGCTGGGATCGTCAAAACCCTCCATAAAAATTTTTGTTTTAATCATGATTTCACTCCATCAAACAGTTCATTTAGTTCCCGCGCAAGCTCTGGATTCTGTTTCTCGCGCTTATGCCATTCATAGGCTGACTCGGCATACACAGCATGCGTCAAACTCTTATAACGAGTTTTGCGACGCTGCCTCCAATGGATTCCAGCCCGATGGTGAAATTTCTTTTCAAATGCAACCAGATCTTTATGATTCTGTGCTCGTCTAGTGCTCATCATCACAGCTCCTTTGTAACAATCCATATCAGCCAGCACAGCCACACAGTCAAGAATACGGAAACAATTTCTCGTTGCTCCCAAACCCACCAGATAAGGACTCCGACTAGGCTTAAAAAGCTGATCACTATAGCTGCGTTTAGAAATTGTTTCATTCGTCATCACCTTGAATGAAATTGCTCGGGAATTTTAAAGAATAGCCATCTGCAGTCTCGGTATATCCGATTTCTTTTTTCATAAAGTGATAAAGCAAGTCTGGGTCTTGCTCTACGGTATCCGCGATGTCCAAGAAAACTCCGTATAGGATAATTAACAGTTCGGTAGCTTTTAGTTCTGGCAGTTCACTGGCTGTGTCGTTAAATGTGTGGATGGCTTTTTGCGTGGTTTCTGCAACCTGTTTGATGCGTTTTTCTTTATTCATGATGTTCCTCCGGGTCGTTTTTCTGCATCTCATCCAGCAGTTCTTTATCCATCATGCTGTCATCGCGTTCTGGCTCTTCTGCTACATAGTAGAAACCTTTCTCATCAGGAACGCCATACTCGCCGGCAGCTGCTGAAACATGAATTTGATTGTGGCAAACACGGCAGCGGATATGTTTGTATCCATACGGAATCTCTCGCGTGTATGATTCGCCGCAAAATGGGCACATTACTTTTGCCTTCACCGGTTCACGCCATCCTGGAACGTCAGCGTAGTTGATGTGGCGCTCTTGCTTTTGATCATCCGGCGTGGCTGTAAGGCCATGGTTTGCTTGCTCATCCCCAGTCAGTACCTTGCTTGCCAATGCCAGAAAGGCAGTTCCTGTTGCCATATCAAACTGTTTTGGCGTTTCCAGTTGCAACCGTGTCCCATTGTTTTCAAATGAAAGCTTCATGTTAGTCGTTCTCCTTAAATCTTGTAAATTGGGATGCTAGGAATCTCTCGGTTCTTGGCATCCCTTTTCTTCTTCTGCAATGTTTGCCAGTCCTGCATCGTATAGATGTTTTGGCCTAGCCAGTCATCAAGGATCGTCTTCAGATATCCATATGGCGTATTAGGATCTGCAATCTTCGTCAGGTCGATCGCTTTCTGTAGCAAATCGGAACTCATCCCCTGATCAGATGCATCTAGTAGCAGCTTGCTGATCTGGTCAGTCATGGCACCCAAGCTGTCTGGCCATGACAAGAGAGAGAGTTTGTTGTTTGTGTCGAGAGGCTGCTTAATCCTCTCTCTCTCACCTAGATGTATTCCTAATTCTGTATTCCTCTCTTCGCAATTTTCTAAATACCCCCGTTTAGTATTCTTAATAGGTGGTTTAGTATTCTTAATACCCCTATTTAATTTATTAACTACCCTAATCACGCGTCTGGTGATCTGCTTTCCATCTCGATCATAACTGATTGAAATATATCCTTTAGCTTTTAGGCTGGCGATGATTTGTGATGCTCTGCCCTTTGTCACGCCAAAGAATTCTGCAAAATGCTTGTTGCTGGCATAGCAGCCGTTGCCGTTGTCCAGGCTGTCAATTTCAGTGATCATATTAATTTCTGACATGGTCAGATTGGCATCAAGCCAGTATTCAGCGGGGATCCATACACCCTTGAATCCGCGCCGATTATCATTGACGACTCGCTTGCCCAATACTCTCACCCTTTCTATGAGATCTCGATGCTGCTAACTTCTGTAAATCCTGCCAGCTGTTTGCCCTGCCGACAGTATTCGCACTTACCGCATGCCTTAGGTGGCTCCTCACCCATCAACACACGCCAGAAATGATCTTGTTCATTGCTGATCTTCTCCAGGGCTTCCTGCATCAGGAACTTGCCATCGCCATCAAAGCTGATTGCGATCTTGTCTGGCGGCACCTGTTTTGATACGCCAAAGATATATGGCTGGCAGTCAATGCCAAACGTCTGCTTAATCAGTTCCTGATAGATGGCCATCTGCATGTGATAGCCACGATCCTCGACAAAATTGGTTTTCTGCCGCAGCACTGGGCTCCAGTGTCCTTTGTGGAAATCATCGACTGTCTTTAGATCGCAGAAGTACCCACGATCAAGGCAGAGACTGTCGATTTTTCCTTTCCATTGATGGCCAAACAGCTCGCCAGTGACAATGACCTCTTTATCGCCTGGCGCGTACACGTAATTGAAGAAATCGTCCTCGCTAAGCGCCTTGATCATCTTGTCAGCGATCTTATATTCGGCTCGCAGATGGCCGTCGGGTTCCTTCTTGTTGGGATTGGTCATCATAGCTTTATGATTGGCGCTGATAAAGTCCGCGTGCGCTTGTTCCGACTCAAAGTAAGAATGTACGTAGTTCCCAATCAGCAACGCCTTAGGATCACTGGTTGGCTCCCAATCGCCTTTCAGCTTGGCCAGAGTAGCTGCCTCGCACTTTTCAAAATCCTTGAACACTGAAAAAGACATGTACTGGAAGTCGGTATCATGACTGTAATAGTTACTTTTCGTCAGCTTGATCGTCTTCGATGTAGTCAAAGATGTCGGTTTGGCCATCTGCCTCTTGGTTGTCATCGTGTTCTGCCTCCTCTTTTGCTGGTTCTTGTTCTGACTCTTTTACCGGTTTTTCTTGCTCTTGTTCTGGCTGTTCTTGGAGTTCCTCAGCCGTTTCTTTTTCCTCTTCGTGGTTTTGTTCTTGCTCTTGCTTAAAGCCTTCCACGAGCTTATCTGCGGTTGATTTTGGTGTTTCTGGTGTTACGTCTTTGCGTTCAGAATCGTCCTCGTACTCGTTTGCCGTAACGCTGTTGATTGAGCCGGTCAGCAGGTCGCTATCGTCGCTCGTATTGATGACCATCTTGGCAGCACGATTGATAACCGTCCGCTTAGCCATCTCCTCAGGGAACTTATTCTGAACGTTGTGCTGACGTGACTGTGACCAACTGGCTTGGATCTGTTTCTGTGTCATAACCGTGTAGTTAACACGACCGTCAGTCATCTGGATGAACGCAAAAACCGCTTTGATCGGCTTGTCCAGGTTCTCGAACTTAGGCACGAACTTGGTGACCTTGATTCGGCCAAGCTCGTCAGCACCAATCACGAACTCGTCGCCCTGATGAACTACTTGAGCATCAATATCCTTAACCCCTTTCAGCCGTTTGAGTGCCGTGATAGTGCCAAAGTAAGACCGTTGCATCTGCAGCTGATTGCCATAGACGATGAAATAGCACTGATTCTTAGCCGGGCTAAGCCCTTGCTCGACCATATCCAGCAAAGAGTTAGCGATTGAGGCGGGAACGCATTGCAAAGCCGGCCGACCGTCACGTCCTTTGACGTTTTGGAGCGTAAAGAAAGCCGATTTTAAAGCGTTCTGCCATTTGTAGTTTGCCGGCAATGCCAGTCCTTCGTCCGTCAACTGATCGATTTTTTCCGATACTGTGTCTGTAATGTCCTTCTGCAGGATCGCCATTTGATTAGTCATTGTTATCTTGCTCCTTCCGAGTTTTAATCATTCGTTTTGCATTCAGCAATGGTTCCTGAGCCAATTCCAACATTCTTGTCGCAATTGACAGATCGGTTAATGCATCGTTGTCTTCCTCAGCTCTGTAGGCTCGCAACAGCCATTTAGTAGCAACCGATAGTTGTTGGAGCGCTTCATCTGTCAATGCCCTTTCGTTTGGTGATAAATTCATATGTTATAATCCTTCTTGTAAAATGTTTTTATTTTCTGCGTAACTAGTGGCGGCTAGTTACGCTTTTTTGTTCTCCTAAAACCACTGCCATTGTGTCAGCTCCGAAGATCTTGACAGCCAGTGTCGAGTGCAAGAATGGCTTCCACAACGCTTCAAAGCTGACCAGTACAGTCAGCACAAAGGCTGTCATAGTGAAGCCGTCTACCCAGCTCCATGCTGCTAGGTAGGCCAATACGGCCCAATTAATAACGTTCACGTTCTTCATATCGTTCCATCTCCCGTTCGATCTTCTTGATACGACTACTCAAAATGCTGTGATCCACCAGTAGCAGTGCCACCAGCAAAATCCCAAAAAGCGGTGCGAATAGGTCCATACTGTTCCTCCTAAATCTTTGCGCTCCAGTCAATTTCACGCTTGTGTGCTTCTATCCATCGAGACGCCTCATATTCAAAAATGATTGACTTCTTAACCCCTGATGTTGCATGCGGTGCGATTACCCAACCGCCGTTTGCAAAATCGGTTTCCGGGAACTTGTCGAAGATGTATAGCCGCACCCAAGGGGCACTCTTACCACCGCAATACTTACGGCGGAATTCATTAATATCAATCGTTCTGCCAATCGCGTCTTCTTTAGGGATTAACCCTAAACTATCAACCGCCTCTAAGACGGCTGAATTAATTGCTTTGTCGTCAATTAATAGTTCCATCTACCCATCTCCTTTCGGTTGTATACTTGACTCATCTCCTGATGAAAGGAGGTGAACATTGTGGATTTAAACGAATTAGCCAAGCAAAAAGCTCAGCAAATTCTTAACACGCAAGGAATTGATGTTAACTGCCCTAATTGCCACCAACAATTTACAGCTCACTCAAACCCTGCTAACTGTCCACACTGTGGCGGTACTTTTACCGTTCACTTCAATATTCGTTGAGTTAGCTTAACGGTATACTTGTCCAGTTCTTCCTTAGAAGGATTGGACTTTTTTAATTCAAAAAGTTCAGCTTGCGTCAATCGATGTGATCCACGATACAAAGCAACATCGATTTCTATTGAATCCATGCCCTATGCTCCCTCCTTTACCAATGAGTCTGATAGTATTCAAGTAACAAACCGGCAAGTTGACGTTCATTAATCTTTGAACTATTCCGCAATCTGCTAGTGATGATAATCATTGCAGCCTTATCACGATTATTTTCGAGACTGATCAACTGTTGCAGCAGTCGATTAGTCTTTTTTTGTTCCTTAATAATCGCTTTTAGTCTGTCTGCTAATTTCATCTTTAGCCTCCTATTACATGATTAAGTCGTCCATGCCAAGCAGATCACATATTGCATATAGAACATCAAGGTTCATGTCTTGCAGGTCTTCAATCCGCGCTTCACGTTCATTACCGTTACCATCACGGGTTGTAGTTAAAGTAGCGGTGTTGTATTCAATCAGTGTCTTGAGCGCTTCACGCAAGTTATCTGGTTCGTACATTCTTGTTGCCTCCTATAGTCCTAAATCGTCGTCTTGAATCTCCAGCGCGTTGTCCTGGAATACTTTCAGTGCTTCAGGGAAGTATCGCCAAGCTCCATCGTGATCACGGTAGCTCATGTCAGCATCGCGCTTGACGCCAAGTTTGTTGGCCCATTTACCAATCGCAATCGGTGACACGCCAATGATGTTGCCAATCTCGGTTGCTGAATACTCTCGGCGTGCACCAACTGGCAATGCTTGCATGGCACGAATGGCTTCGTTGCGGAAGTCAACTGCCATATGTGGTCGCTGGTAATCGTCAGCGACTTTGCCAAGTTCCAGATACAGCTTGACGTCTTGATTGCGTAATTCATGAGCCTTGTTGACGTTCTGTTTGCGCATCTCAATCAGCCATTCTCGCTTGTATGCAAGCTTTTCGTGCTCAAGATTGCTATCAATGACTACTGTCTTCCCGTTATGTTCTGCTTCGTATTCGTTGAATAGGCTGACATACGTCGCTGTAAAGATCGTTCCTTTGCGACCGGTCAACTTGTTGGCAACAAATTCGCATCCCTGCTTAGTCAGCAGGTAGCATTTTCGCAATTCGCCTTTTGCGTCTTCGTAACTCGATTCGATGAAGAAATCTAACGAATCCAATTTTGGATCGGTTAAGATATCGTTGATATACCGGGAAATATCACGCATCAAATGTGCATGGCTTTTGCCAATCATCTTGGCAACATCCCGGCTATCGATCACTTGCTGCTTAGACTCGCCGACATAGCGAATCACCGATTCTTTATCTACGTTCTGCATTATGTTTTATCCTTTCTGTTATACGAATTAATGCGTATTAATGATGTAAAAAAAGAGAGTCCACATTGATGTGATATAGATCACACATATCTAGGACCATCTTAACTGGCATCTGACCTGGATTGTTCTCATATCTGCTCAACGTCTGATATGAGATACCCAGTTTTTCCGCAGCTGCTTTTTGAGTTAGCCCAGCATTAACTCGAGCTGCCTTGATCGTCATTGTCAACTTATCACCCCTTATCACCATAGACCGAATAGGCTGAGTCTTGTTAAGGTCTTGATCAACCTTACGAGTATTATATTAATACGAGTTAATTCGTATTGCAACCTTTTTTTCGTATTTTTCTAATATTTTTTCGAGTTATCGTGAAAAAACTGCTAAAATATATGAAAAAAAGGAGCGATTCAATATGGCTAGAACTGAACTGACCCCTCAAGATAAAGAATATAAAAAGATTATTTCATCACGGCTAAATGATTTGCTCTCTAGAAGCGGTCGTAAACAAATAGATATAACTAGAAGCGTAGGTATTCCAGCAAGTACTCTTACAGGATACTTTAAAGGGACAAGACTTCCATCGCCAAAAAATGTGGAAAAGCTCGCTGAATACTTTAACGTAGAAAAATCAGATATTGATCCGCGTTTTGGCCGTGACCCCAATGAAGACGATCTCAAGACCGCAGATCTCGCTGATGATGACACCATCTTCACCTTCGAGGGCAAGCCTATCCCTGAGCAGGACTTGGAATACATGAAACGGCTGCTGCGCGGTGGGAGAAAATAAAATTATCGGGGGTATTGAAAAATGAAAATGGCTTTGGCTAACTTAACGCTGGCGTTGGTGGCTCTGGGGCTGATTGCTTTTGTTGTCAGCATCGTCTTAGCAATCATGAAAAAAATCAAATGGCGCTATCCGCCGATCATTCTGGCCGTAACGCTCGTTGTACTCGTCGTGGCTGTCGAGGCTATCGGCCCGATTGATGAAAGCAAGTCTGCAGACGTGCGTGTCGGCAAGCTTGTCTACAGTAAAGGCGACAAAGAGGATGGCACCGTGTACTACGATACAAACGGTAACGGCCAGGCAACCATCAAGGTTAAGGGCTTGGCTGACGGCCAGGTAGTCGTCCAAAACGATGATGATGAGCATGACTTTAAAGACCAGATCGTCAAGGTTAAAAAAGGTAAGACTACGAAAACAACTATCAAACAACCAGAAAAACAAGATGATCACGATTATGTCTTAGATGAAGGTAACGGGCATAAAGAACGTTTCTGCGTGCTTGGTGGCAACGAAGACCTTAGTGCTGATGCTGGGTCAACAATCAACGATGACTTAGCAGATCGTTTAAGTGAAGAAAAAGATGATGGCAGCAGCTGGGCTAGGTACGTCACCAAAGTTACCTATAAAGATAAACACATTACAGTCCACTTAAACAGTAACGTTTATGCATTAAATCGCAAGGCACTAGACAATCTCGCTAGAATGTCGCAAGGCATGGCATTAGCCGTGCTTGACGAGGATGGTGAGATCAGCGATTCCAAGGCATCTGAAGGTATGTCGACCCAGTGGAAAGTTGGCGATGACATCGTAGGCTACACGGGTCTAGGCAACTATCACAACTACAAGTGGAACATTTAGCACAGAATCGAGGCGATAACATGAACGAAACTAGCAGCTACCTTGAGAAAGTGGCGAGCGATCATGATATCAGCGTTATCTGGACTGACAAATTAGCTCCTGAAACTCCGCCTGGCTGTTCGCTCCATTACCGCAGCATTGTCATGAACCTTAACTGGCATCGCCCTGCTGAAATTTCGTTTCAGCTTGCTCACGAAATTTCACACATCTTAAATGGTGATGAAACTGATATTTGCTTCTACCACGCTACCTTCACAGGCAAACAATCCGTTGAATATAAAGCAAACACTGGCGCAGTTAAGCTTATGGTTCCTTTTTATTGCCAAGGCGTGCCAAAAGAAACCATAAACGTATACGATTTTATGGAATCATACGAAGTGCCAAGCTACCTTGACAATATAGTCAGGGAAGAAGTGCACAACTATTATATTTCAAACAGATACTAATAATACGTCCAAGCGTGATCGACGTTAAAAGCTAATAATTGGGGGATTTTTATGGCTGTATTGGGAGCAATTTGGATGGTCGTTGGCCTTGCGGCAATCATCATCTTGTGCATTTTATCGCTATTACATGTTGTTAAATGGAAAGTTACAGGGATCGTTGCATTAATAGCAATCGTCGGTTTCTTTCTTATCGTATTAAATATCGGATCAAGTGATGATAAGGAAGATGATGTACAAGTAGCAAAACTTGTTTATAGTAAAGGCGATAAACTTGACGATGGAAGCATCGCTTTCAATACTAATGGCAACGGCAAATGTACGATCAAAGTTAAAGGGCTCGTTAATGGTACGGCCGTGATCAAAAACAATGACGATGAGCATCAATTCAAAGATCAAGTCTTTAATGTAAAGAAAGGCAAAATTACCAAAGTTACAATCAGACAATCTGAAAAACAAGATGAACATAACTATGTGCTCGATGAAGGTGCAGGCCACAAAAAGAAATTTGCCGTTTTTGGCGGTAATGATTTAGGTGATGACGATGACAGCGGAAGTAACTCAATCAGTGATAAAAATAGTAATAACAAGATACTGGCAAAATCGTTAACACAAGATTTTTCTGAAAGTGGGGATGATATCTTAAGCAACGTCAAAGTCGCATATCGCGACTCAATTTTTTATGTTACCGTACCTGATGACGTAATCGTATCATCTGATAATGAGCAGCTTAACCTTTATCGCTCAATCGTGAAAGCAATTCACTCAAAGCAAGATCACCCTACTGGTGTCGTATACTTCGTTGACAGCGCTGGTAATATCATCGCAGAAACAAAAACTTTTAATAATACAGAAGTAACTCTAAAATAACTAAAAAGCCCGGCACAGCGCCGAGCTTAATTTTTGCACATTAATCGAACGTACGTTTAAGAAAGGAAAATATCATCATGGCTTCAATCACAAAGCGTAATGGAAAGTGGCAAGTTCGGGTTGCTTGGCGTGATACGCAAGGCAATTGGAAAAGTCGAAATAAAGGCGGTTTCCCGACTAAAACAGCCGCACGAAAGTGGGGCATTGAACAAGAGCAGCTATTAGCTAGTGGTCAAATTAATACATCCAATCCCGAATGGCCGGCTTACTTTCTGGAATGGTTTAACACGTTTAAAAAAGATAAGATTTCAAAATCTACAGCTCGTTTGTATCTAAAAACGTCAGAGCGAATCTCTGACTACTGGGGCCACGCTAAAATTAGCACGGTTAACCGCAGGCAATACCAAGACTTTATGAATCAATTTGGCAAAACCCACGCTAAAGAAACGGTTCAAAAAACTAATTCGATTATTCGAGCGTGTGTTAAAGACGCTATTCTTGATGGCGTTATTGCCAAAGACTTTACCCAACGTGTGGAATTGATATGGTCTAGCGATGGCATCAAGGTTAAATATTTAAACGTTCAGCAAATCAAACAATTAGTAGACTCACTTAAGGACGGTATAACGCCCAGAATGGTTAGCCGTTATATGATAATCACGGCAATTTTAACCGGTATGCGTTTAGGCGAGATTATGGCACTTAATTGGAATGACTTAAACGTTAATTTTAAAACCATACGAATTAATAAATCTTACGACTATGTAAACGGTGGCGAAATTAAAGCACCTAAAACAGAATCGTCTAATCGAACTATCAGGATTAATCAAGGACTCGTTGATTTACTGCTTGAGCTCAAAGCTAATAATCAAGACATGATTTTTAAAACTAAAGTTGGTACAATTCCGGGATCAACGGCAGTTAACAAAACCCTCAAGAAACATCTTGCCAGTTGTGGCATTGAACGCAATAACTTCCACTTCCATAGTTTGCGTCACTCTCACGTTGCCTTGCTATTGGACAAAGGTGTCGACCTATTTGCTATTAGCCAGCGACTAGGTCACTCTAACATGACAATTACGGCAAAAAAATACGCTTATCTCATTGACGAACATCGGGCAAGATCTAATGACCAAATTGCTCAAGTTCTCGATGAAATAAGCGGTAAAAATAGCGAAAATAAAGTTGTTGTTGCACCATTGTTGCACGAACAAAAATAAAAAGCCCTTGTTATGGGCTTTCTTTAGCGATATAAAAGGAGAGTACAGGATGAATCTTGAGTTATTATGTGTTTTTATCATTTTTAATCGTATATGAAATAAAGATTTTGGTTTTTATCTCATATACTCGCTTTTATAGTTGTTGCACTTTTCGTTGCACAAAAAAACGGCCGTCATTTGACGACCGCTTTTTATATTAAAGCAAAGAAAATAAAAAGAATCAAACGCCTATATATCAATGTTTGTGCGCATTGTCAAAAAGAAAGCAAAAAGAAAAAAGCCCTAGCCGCAGCTAGGACTAAACAGCAATTTTCTTTAATTATAGGCGAAAATGAAAACTTCAATGAGGCTTAATGGCTCTTCTCTTTGCCACCGTATTTTTCAATAATTAGTTTAATTGCCTCTACTTGTCGCAGATTAAAGACAATCTGTTCATAATGATTTCTTCCATCATATCCTCGGCTAACTACTTCGCCGTGTTGATTAAAATAAACATTTTTTTGCTCACCCATTTATCGTTACCTCGAACATTAGTTTCTTTGATTATAACATGTCAAATCAGATGGCCATACAGGTTATCTACTATAATTTGCAAGAAAGCAAAAAGAATCGAACGGGCAAAAATGCCTATATATCAATGCTTGTGCGCATTGTCAAAAAGAAAGCAAAAAGAAAAAAGCCCTACGCATGGCCTGTGTTAATCAAGGAGAGGACTTTCACTTCCTTTTTATTGATATTTTTTGGTGCCATGTGTAGGGCTTATATTCAATTGTTATTAAAAAAGGCCCGGCATAAAGCCGAACCAGTTGCGCGATATGGACTAGCCCCGACCAGGTGCGCTGAGTCTGGTCTTGTTCCTAGCATGCTGTTATTATACCACATTAGATCGTCAACGTTTGTCCAACGTAGATAACATTAGGATTTGCCAAGCCGTTCTTCTGAGCTAAGGCTTTCCAAGTCGTACCAAACTTAGCGGCAATGCCAGACAAAGTATCGCCAGCATGAACCGTGTAGGCGTTGGATTGCCCTTGACTGGCCTCACCAACGTAAATCTTTTGGCCAACATAGATGACATTAGGATTGCTAATGTGGTTAAGACTAACCAGACTGGAAACCGTCGTGCCAAACTTGCTTGCAATTGCCGACAAGGTGTCTCCGGCTTGCACGTAGTAAGTTGACTGCTGACTAGCCGTACCGGTTACTTTAAGCACCTCACCAGGCCAAATGTGGTTAGGATCACCAATGCCGTTGATAGCGGCTAGAATTTGATAGGTCGTACCGAACTTAGCAGCAATACCAGACAGCGTATCGCCGGATTGAACCGTGTAAGTGCCGGTTGCCGGATGTCCAACGTGTTCTACTGGCTTAGGTGCTGGGATTGGCGTAGTTGGAACCGTTCCAGAATTGGAACTGCCGACCGTAAACGCTCCATCAAAGTCATACGACGTATCAACGCTCATACCCAGACCATTGTCAGTCCATTGCCATGCGGCGGCGTTGTCAATGCCTAAGTCAGTAATGCCATAGCCAGCTTCCCAAATCTTAGCGTTGCCAAAGCCATGGCTATTAAGCGTGCCACCTGTGAAGAATGACTTCATTGAGTACAAGCCAACGTTAGCATAGCCAAGTGCCTTGACTTCGTTCAGAAAGGCAGCCGTTGCGGAATTATAGTCGGCTGCCGAATGAACTTCCGCATCGTCAATCATCAGAGTGTCGCTCGTCATGCCGTATTGCTTAGCAATCTTAACGAAGAAACGAGCTTCGTTTTGAGCATCTGCATCGCTAGTATAGCGTGCAAAGTGATAGCAGCTAACATGCAAACCGGCTGTGATTGCATTGCGAATCTGAGCTGCTGAACGTGGATTAACGTAAGCGGAGCCGTCTTCCGAGCCTTCCGTCAGCTTGACTACTACACCCATAACGCCCTTTGCCTTGGCGCGTTGGAAATAAGCCACACTATCTTCTTGATAGCCGGAAACGTCAATGAATAAGTTGCGTAAAGCCATTATTTAGCCTCCTTTGGATCGATTGCAGCTACTGTTCCTTGTGGTTCAACATTCTTGGCCGACTGACTGGCCAAACCCGACTTTTCATAAGCAGACTGTACAACCGATTCGGCGTCTTCTGGCGCGATATGGTGTCCAGACTTAGCCAATGATGTTTGTACCATTTCAACCGCCGTAGCGTATTTGTCAGCCCCGCTCATGTTGCGACTGGCCATCGTGTTGACAGCTGCTTCCGCTACCTGTTCGGCCAATGTCCAGAGTTGACGTGACTGCTCCGTTTTGGCAGTCTTAGCCTTAGCGGTCAACAACGGCTTCGCATATGCCCACAAAAAGGCCACCAGTACGGCCAGTGTGCCAGATTGGATCAGCCATTCTACAATATCATTTGCTACTTTCATTTTGTTGCTCCTTTCAATTCGGTATCTGCCTTAACCAATTCGTTAACTTTTTCGGTCAGCTTATGGACCTGTTCAATCAATCGATCGTTGTCTTGCCGCAACTGCTTAATCTGATTATTGAGTGTATCGATTGTCTTGGACTGTTCCAAAACTTGGTCTTTAAGCTCATCTCTCTCATCGGTTAGCTTGTCTAGGCGTTCGAATAATTCTTGCGTGTGATCGGCGTAGACGTCTTCTCGTTTGACCGAGTCCGAACTTTTAGAACTGGCATAGTTGATCAGTGCCGCTACCGTGCCACCGCCTAGCAGAGTGCCTACGATTGTTGACAAGATATGCATTATCGGCCACCTCCATCATCTGAGACGGCCTCAACGAAAATGCCAACCAGCACGAATAGTGTTAGCAACGTGCTAATGCCAATTTGACCACGGAAATAAAAGTCCTGTACGGCAAAGGCAAACAGATAAGCGCACCATAGCGAGCCTAAAACAATCAGCGCCCAGCGTTGAACTTTCTCGCTGTATCTGCACGCACCAGCCATGATTGCGTACACGCCAACGATTGCTAAAATTAACGTCCAATTGGCATCGCCTAGGTGGTGAGTCACGTGTACGATTTGAGTGTGCGGGTCGTCTTGCATCAAATGGTGTTGAACAGACATAAAAATGCCAGTAGCCAATGTTTCGAAACCATTGATAATTAAAAACCTGCGGTGTCCCATGTCTCGCCTCGCTTTCCTAATTTCTAAAAGCCGCCCCATAAGGTACTGTTAGCTTTCTTCGGCGACTTGCTTTAAGTTAGCTAGGCTTGGCTAGTATCCGTGCTCGTGGATTCACTGGCACCGGCTGACGTAGACGTGCTTGCGTCCGCGTAGTCCTTGCCGGTGATCTCTTTGTATTGATCCTTAGTGATCGTGCGGTAGACCACGTAGCACTCGATAGGAAATCCCCACGTGTAAAGTTGCTTGACAAATTCAAATTCAGTCATCATAGTCTCTCACTCTCCTTTAGTTAGTTGTGGTAGTGGATTGTGCCTTAAGCTGAGCAACCGTTTGGCCAAGCATGGACACCATCTGCTTAAGTTGCGCGTTGTCCTGCTTGATCTGTACGTTTTCGGCGTTGGCCTGAGCTGCCTGTTGGCCAAGCAGACTGATCATCTTTTGTTCAGCGGTTGGTTCTGGCGTTGCCGGCTTGTTGAGCGCGTCGATTTCTTCCTGCGTCAACGTCTCAACCCACACGTTCTGCGCCGTGTCAAACTTAGGCTTGTACATACCCCGCCCGTCCTTGTCGAGCGGGGCAACGGTTGTCTCTTGCGTCAGCAGTGGCGCACCGTCTGGGATCAGTACTGAGCCGTCCCAGTAGCCGTTGGCGTCATAGTGATAGGCCGTGACGAGCTGGTCGCCGCCAACCCACTTAGTCCCGTTCCAAAACTGGTTGTTATCAGCAGGTGCCACGTCCGTCTGGCCGTCCGTGAGTGCCGTACCCTCAGCAACGCTGACTGCGCCAGTGAGAGCATGCAGACGGTCGGTCGTGTCGTACGTGTAGACGAGCACTTGCTTTGCATTTTCGTCCGCCATAGTTTACTTCCTTTCTGTTAATCGTCTAGATGGATATACATTGTCCCGATGTTCATGTACTGCTGTTCAGTGCTTTCGGTCGTCCAAAAATATAGATTATCTAAATTGTTCGGATCGGAAGTCGTAACATAGCTGTGCTGATTAGCGATGAACGCGATCGGCATATTAGGCTTAATCGTACTTGCAATTTTTAAAAACGGTTTGCCAAATGCACCTGTTGGCACGATCATACTTTCGATATACAGATAGATAATCTTGAAATGGTTGAATTGCACGATGACAGCTGCTACTTGATTAGCTGATGCGCCATTCATAAACGTTCCCACATTCGTTAAATATGAAGCGTTATCAACTGGCAGCTTGTTAAGCAGTGCGAAATTGTTGTTAAGAGTTGTAAGCCAGTCCTCTTGACCGGCGGTAATTTGATTTACCGGCATTTTTAAGTCCTTTCTAAGGACTGGCTGATATGGTTACTCAGTCATAATGATGCCGAAGTCGATTGACGTGAACGTCATGCTGACACCCGTAATGTTGGTGAACGAGAGTCGCTGATTACCTGCATTGTAGTTAACCAACAGTGGATAGCCATTGTTGCTGTTTTGAACGTAGGCAAAACCAGTAACTCTTATGCCACAGCCTTTGATTGTAGTCGGCAATTGAATTACTTCCCGGCTGGTTTGACCACCAATCGATCCAGAGCTGATTGACACATTGCCGTTGATCATCAGATAGTTTCGTCCACCAATTACGCCGTGGAAGTAAATGCAGTTGTTAAGCGTGTAGCCGTTCATAGCGGTTAGCCCGCTACTCGTCCACGTACCACTGTCGCGGTTATTGAGCTCGGTTAAATCATTATTGAGTGTGGACAGCCAGTCCTCTTGTCCAGCAGTGATCTGTGTGATTGCCATTAGCGGTCACCGCCTTTCAAAGTAACGGAAACCGCGCTATCAGTAGGGTTTAAGTTACCCCCCCCCACGGGTTACAAATGTAGTCATATTGCTACCTCCTTTTCAATTCCATGCCGTGGTCCGGCGCCAATCCGTCCACGTGTTGGCAAAGCGACTGCGGATAAACTCGTTAGCCTCGTCATCAACGAAAACCTGTACCAAGTTGCTAGACGTGCCCTTAACCGACATGAACCCAGCCTTGCCGTTTGGATTATTGCTGGCGCTCGTGTTGGCAACGTAGTAAACCTTGCCTGGAGTGACCAGCGTGTTAAGGTCAGCGATTGACGTTTCAGCGTTGAAGAAACTGTTAACGTATGCTTGCATTTGATCAGTAGTAGGCACTTGCTTACTGTTGACTAGCGTGCTATACGTGTTGATTGTGTCTTGTGTTGCTTTAAGCTGCGACGTCAGACCGGTAAAAGCTGATCCGTTTAAAATACTGCTAAGCTGTGCCTTAACTTCGTCAGCCTTTGCTTGTACATCAGCCACTGCCTTGTCCATATCAGACATATATGGCGTGGCGTTGACGCCCATCTCAACCATGTTTGGCAAAACGTGCAGCCAAACGTTGACCGTTGATACCGTGCCCTTGCTGTCCTGCACGTAAAAGTAGGTGCTGTCCTTGTCCCAGTCACCCTCATGTTTGAACATGCCGTCCGGAAAGTAGTACGTCACCCGCCCTGTTTGAGCGTTGTCGCCAGGCTGATCAGTATCAGCCCAGCCAACGGCATGATACAAATCGCCAACCGGGTCTTTGCCGTCGAACCCGACTGACCGGTTGTCTTTAGTTAGGTCGTATGGCAATCCGTTGGCTTTAATCCAAAGCTTGCAGAAAGCCCGGCTGTCGCCAACCCGGCCTTGAAAATTTTTGGTCAGGTCGACTAGCGTTGTACCGGGCTTTAAGATGTCAAGCTCGACATACTCGTTAACTGCCATTGTTCCCCTCCTTTACATATACGGTTCTACATAATCAAAAAGCCGGTCTAACGTATCGTTAGCCGACTTGAAATCGTTATTTAAGTTGTTCAGCAGCTCATCGTTAAGCGACAAGCTGTTAGGAATCCAGAGCGATACAGTGCTCGTTAGTTCGCCGGTTTGCTGATCAATCAACGAATGATAGTTGTAGCACGCAACGACACTGTTAACCGCTGTCTGCACGTCCTGCATTAGGTGTTTGAGCCAGATGTAGGCGTTACGATTGATCAGCTCGTCCGACAAGTCCGGCACCGTGTATTTAGGCACGTCAGTATCCATGAAAACGCCATTGACGGCATTTAACAGCCAAGACGCTTTATCGTACACGTGCTGTACACAAGTGCGGTATGAGCTTGTCAGTGTGGTTAAATCGCTCATCAGTACATAGCCTTTTTGATAATCCATCAGCTCACCTCGCTATGTCCACAAGGTGGTTTGACGCCAAGTAGTCCATGTACCATCTGACCGCCACGAGCGGATATACAGCTCGTTATTGTCGGTATCATGCAGGAACTGCGTACCGTTAGTACCAGTGGGGCTCGCCACCACGATAATATTGGCATATGCCGAGTTAGGCGCTGGGCTGTGTGTCAGCGTCTGTCCGTTGGTATAGTAGTAGCCGTTAGACTTTAAATCGTTTAGGTCAGCCGTGTTTAAGCCGTTGGTAGCAATCGAGCCCGAATCACCTTTAGGCCCTTGCTTACCCTGTGCAAGTAGCATCCAGTATTCTTGGTCGGTTACGTCCTCGCCGTCATTGGCCCGCACACAGACATAGCTGCGGTCGCCGTTAGATACAATATCGAGCACGTGGTAGTCAGTATTGAGTTGGAACTCGCCACGTGCATGTACAGTGTTAGCCATCTAGTCACCACCTTTCATCAACTCCATTGAGTTGTCTGACGCCACGAAGTCCAAACGCCATTGTGCTTGTTGCGGATATATAGATTGTCAGAAACCGTGTGCATGGTCTGCGTAATGATTCCGCCGGCATTAATTACCTTGAGCAAGCCAGTCTCACTACTTGGCTTGCCATTAACACTCGTCGAATTAACGCCATAGTATCCAGACGTTGTTAGTCCATCACACGTGCCAGAAGTAACTGCCGTAACTGCAAACGGGTCGGTCAAGACGTCGTTAGGATCGTCAACCGTTAAATGCCAGTGACCATCACTTTTGCTGATGTACGGCTTATAGCTCTTACCCGACATGCCAGTAGCACCAGTAGCGCCCTGCTCGCCTTGTACACCTTGCGGTCCTTGCGCACCTTGCACACCCTGTTTACCTTGCGGACCTTGCACACCTTGCGCACCAGACATATCAGTGACCAGTGATGCCTTGCCGCCAGTCCATACAAACAGCTTGGCATTATCAGCGTCATCGACGGTCGAGTCAATGATTGCAAAGTCACCTTCGCTTAAATCGTTTGGTCCGTTAGCGTTAAGCAGTGCTACGGTTGCATAGGTCTTTTTAATGCCAAAAGGCTTGCCGGCCGGCCCTTGAATACCCTGTGGACCTTGAATACCTTGTGCACCCTTAGGCCCCTGGATACCCTGCTCACCCTGTGGACCAGTTTGACCTGTATCACCCTTTGGCCCTTGGATACCCTGTGGGCCTTGCTTACCAGTGTCACCTTTATCACCTTTTGGCCCTTGGATACCTTGTGGGCCTTGCTCACCCTTATCACCTTTATCGCCTTTCGGCCCTTGAGCTACGACGCCCAAGTCAATATCAGTTGTTGCCAATTTTTCACCGCCTCTCTATGACCATAAGTTAATTTGACGCCATGATTTCCAGGCGCTGTCCCATCGCTGCCGTATCCAAACATCACCAGTATTAATCTGATAGATTGTCTGCACTATCATGTCGCCGCTGTGATACGCATCGCTGTGATATGCATCGACTTTCATGACGAACCAGTTGCCCATATCAGTACCGGTAGTCGGATGATTAGTGTAGTTAGACAATGAGTTAGGCATGTAGTACTTACCCGTTGTCGTGTAGTTGTTAAGGTCCCCACTTGATACAGTCGTCGTAGCGTCGGCATCAGGTATGCTTGGCTTGCCCGAGATGTTAGCCCACGTCAGGTCGGATTTAGTAGCCACATTAGGTTTACCAGAGACATTGGACCACGTCAGGTCAGATTTGTTGGCCTTGTTATTGAGTGCTGTGGCATTACTATTAGCTTTGCTCAGTGCGCTGTCAGCAGTGGACTTTGCCGTGTTGGCGGTATTCTGCGCGTTAGCGGCGGCCGTTTTGTTTGCGTCAATTGCCGTTGAGTTGGTTATGATACGATTGCTCAGTGCAGTGACGTCCGTTTGTGTTGCATCTCTAACCCACGCTGTCCAACTGTCAGCAAATCGTCGTGTATAGCGATTGTTTGATTGGTCGGCAATTGCGGTTTGAGTGATTCGGCTACTCTCTGAACCCTCAACCGTCAAGTACCACCAAGCTGATTCGTTGGGTGCATTGGTTGCTCCCCCTTTGAGGAATTCGTGGCAAGGCGTTTTGATGTTGTTTAGATCAACCGTATCGGTAACGGTTACCCATTGAGCTTGGCTAACGTCTTCTGGAGCTGGCGACCAATCATGAGCGACTATGCCTTTTTCAATCTTTACATGGCTAACTTTTCCAGTGCCATTAATGCTTACGTAGCCATTTTGACCGTTATTGTTTACGGTAAAAGTTACGTTTGCTGGAATTGTATAGGTTGTAGACACCCGTTCTTTGCCACTTGGTGTTGTCGGACTTTCCCACGCACCCCACCAGTGCTGGTTCCCGTCACTATCAGTAACAGATAATTCAAAGCCCAAACGATTTTGTTTGCTATCAGAGTGTTGGTAATCACTCCATTCAGCATCCGCTGATATTGTGATTGTTTCGCCTGCTAAAGAACTTAATACTTCATTAGGAATTGTTCCTAAATCTTGCACCCATCCAGAAATCGACTTGTCAGAATCTCTAAGATAATTCCGTCCACCACCGTTGGCTTGAATAGCAGTAACCTTGCTGTCCACGCTGTTTGCAACATTCAACGCATTAGTAGCGGTAGCGTTTGTTTCGCCTTGCGGTATCCCCATGTTAAGCGTGTAGGAGCCATTACCACCGCTTAGACTTGCTGTTGGTGACTGATCAGGCCCCAGTTTGGTCACTGTCCCAATTTTTAACGTAGGCGCTGGGCCGACATTACCCTGCTCGCCTTTAGGCCCCTGTGGGCCACGCGCTAAAACACCTAAGTCAATATCTTGTGTTGTCACTCACTCACCTCCTAACTCCATTGCGTCGTTAACCGCCATGCCGTCCACGTGCCATTGTGACGGGTACGGGTGTAGCAGTCGGCAGTCGCACTGTCGATATACGTCTGCCATACTTCGTTGCTGTTGGCCCTAATCGTCAGCAAGCCACTGGTTGACGGTACGTTATTAACCGTGCCATCGATACGATAGCTGTCGTCCATCGTTAAGTCGTTGGCATTGCCCTGCGTGATCACACCAACGATAGCCGGCATGTCAACACTGTTAATCAGTCGGATATGCCAGTGCTTGTCGTCTGCAATATACGGTTGCCACGTTTGGCCGTCCTTACCGTCCTTGCCGGCAGAACCATCTTTGCCAGGTGCACCATCTGCGCCTTTCAGCGACGCAAGCCATTGTGTCTGTGTACCACTGTAGCCATTGGCTACGGCAACTTCATACGCAGACTTGCCATTCGTTCCGGCATCACCTTTGTCACCTTTCTCGCCTTTAATCGTACCGATTTTTGGCTGTAAAAAAGGCCAGATACTATCGCCATCTTGCTGACGATAGATCCGACCATAGACCGTATCCATAACATGGAAAGTCTTGCCATTATCATAGGAACGACCAAGCCCATAGATTCCTGAATCCGTATCATATCCGGCCTCACCTATGATTTGACGATACAAGGGTGTAGTAGATGGCGTAATTGGCTGCGTCTCTTCCTTGAAGAGATTGCCCGTCTTGTCATAGTCACGGTCAACATCCCCGGTGTATGATCCAAAACCGCCAGATCCTTCGCCACTCATCTGCCAGGTATCATAATTAGCAGGCTCATAACTGTATGCTGCAATCCACCGATAGACACCCTCAGCAACCATTTTTGCATTGTCAAAGTGGCTCTTATATGGGCTATCAGAGCAATACAGACCAATCTTATATTTGTCACCAACCGCTGATCTGAAAGACTCAAACTGTGCTGACCAATCACTGGACAGTGTTTTATCTTCCATATCCAAGAAAAAGTACTGGCTCGATGTCAATCCAAGGCTCTGCGCGTCTGAAATTGCGAACGCTGCTTCACCGCTCAAGTTATACCAGTAATGATAGCCATGCCATTTAAGCCCGTACTTTTTACAGTTGGCGATATGTTCAGCTGCATGGTTATCTCTGCGGTTACCGACAGACAGACGGATGATGACTGCCTTAATGCCATTGGACTTAGCGGCTTGATAGTCAAACTTGGCAGGGTCTTGATATTCAGAGATATCAATCACATTAGCCATCGTCATGTACTACCGCCTCCAATCGTCACCTGTCTAATCTTCTGCATCTGCGCATCCGTCATCGTTACCGTGCTGTCATTGCGGACATCACTACCGCTACTTCTCTGCAGTTCAGCAATCAGTTTGGAGCGGTCTTGTGATTGGCTCTGACGTACTTCCCAAGTCGTTGAGTCAAAGATCTTATTGCCAAACGTAATGGCGTCATTATTACCTGAGCGATCATCTAAATACCTGGTATAGCTTTGGATACGCACATTGACATCCAACCCGTGCCGATCTCTTAGCCAGCCAGTATTGCCAATATCAATGTTGTTTGTGATCTGGCTGTTGTTTCTAAATGTTACCCAGCTCATTGAGTACTGCACGTCTGGATAATCATGTAGTTGGCCTTTGAGCGCCGCCTTAAGCTGATTCTCGTCAGTAATCGTGTCGCTGGTATATGGATCCTGCCATACTTTGCCGATTTTGCTATCAGCAAGCGGGCTAAAATAATCCGCCTGGCAACTATATACCGTAGACGTAGTGGTCGTGGAATCATCTGAACTGCTTGATTGAGCTACAAGTGCAGCCATCTTGTCATTACGGACACCAAAATTTGGCTGCCAAGCACTGATTGCCTGTACAACAGTGCCTCGCTCTGGATTGGCAGCCATCTCCAGCGTATTTGCATCGAGTGCTAATGCAACGTGATAGGTACTGCCACGTCCGCCCCAGAACAGCATGTCGCCGGTCTGATATGGTGGTCCAACAACCGTCCCTTGATATTCTTCGTAGGTGGTCGGCTGATGCATTGCAATACCAAAATGGTTATATACATAAGCCACAAAGCCAGAACAATCCCAGCCACTAGGTGTATTGCCACCCCAGACATATGGTGTGCCTGCATATTGTTTGGCAAAGTTGATGACTTCTTGCGCGCCGCCACCAGAAGATGAACTCCCATCATCAACAGTAGTAGTCTGCTCAATCTGTTTGCCAAAGCCGTGAATTGCGGTGTAGAAGCTAGAGTAGTCTTCATTCCAACTAATGTAGTTAGCATTGACGCGATCAACAAACGTGAAAGCGTCCTGACTGCCGATTGTTTTGGCAATGTGAACGGTATAGTTGTCAAACCAGTATTCACAGGCCCATGCTTGCGCAATTGCTGATAGAACGTCATCCCCATGGCCACCGCCAATCGTGCCTGTGCCAAAATCATGATCATTGAAGTTACCATCAATCTGATAATTAAAAGGCGTCCCTTGAGTCATTAGATCGAGACATGCTCTCAGTGACTGGACGCCGCTTAAAGTATTCATAATGTAGCTGTCATGCAGATCATGGCCAACATGTGTAGCTGACACGGTATATGCCCGAAATTCCGAGTTGGGCACAGGATTAGAAGTTGTCAACCGATATTGCTGGCCATCAGGCGTGGTAAACAGCGTTCTGGGGCCAAGCATATCCTCTGCTACCAAGTTCTGGCCAACTGCATTGAAAACGAATGAGAGAGTCGGATAGCTATTGATCGTCTTAGTGACTGCTACGTTATATGCCAGCAATACTGACTGATCGCCAGTATAGCTGGTGATTGACAGTTTAATCATTAGCATCCCCCCTAGTAGTAGAATCTCGTATCAAACTTGACGTCGATATTGCTGGCACCATCGATATGGATTTGGTTTTCACCAATCGCAAAGTCCAGATAACCGTGATTGCTGTCTTTATAAGCCTGCTCGCCGTTGACCAGCGGCATGATGCCATTAATGATGACGGTATCAGCACGGCTCACACCACGATTCAGCTTAAATGACTGGCCGGTCGTCTTGTTGCTGATGGTGAACCCATTTGGTGCGTCACCATTAAAGATGATTTTTGCCGGTCTTTCATCTGCCATTAATGGAACCATACCCAAGTTAGTAAAGACAAAATCACTAATACTGAACTCATAGCTGATATCCTTATCTGGTACGTTTTGGCCAAAACCCCATTTTTCAGCATCCCAATCAAGAGTAGTGGCCACCGACTCAGCATACCCATCTGCGCAGTCAAGGTTAATCGTTACGTCCGCACTCCGCCAAAAGTTACCATTCTGGGTTGGTGTAACAGCCTCTGCGCGACATTTCCACCGCATATATGGCATGACAGAGTTAATGACATAAAAATCCTCATCAGAGCGCATGATTCGGCGCAGTTCAAAGAGCTGCAAATTGTAGTCATTGATGTCTTCGGCAGTGATTGTCAGAATCAATGGGATTACCAGATACTGCTGATAGCTGTCTGTTAGCGTAGAACCATACTTACCAATCTGCTGATATGCATATGAGTAGTTGTTAAGTGGGATGTTAAACTGCTTAACTCGGAAACCTAATGCATCCAAATCGTATTTAGTACCGTCAAGGCGCTGAATGATGATTGTCGACATTAGAATCCACCTCCTACCGGCATTGCATTACCTACTGGGATAGCCCCGCCATTGCCGCGAACGATAATTTCTTGTGCTTTGATTGCCTTAATCTTCGGATAGGTAGTACGCGCAATCGTGTTGCTGTCTAGCTGTACCGAGATCGTCACGTCACCGCTCATGTCGACACTGCCATTAGCACTTGCTGACTGGCTTGCATGTCCGCCATTGCTGGTAGCAAACACCGGCATCATACTGTTAGCAGCTGATTTAGTGTTGTTGATCAGTTGGCTGAGCTTGCCAGCAATACCATTAGGGTTGACCTTAGCCCGTGCTTGAATAGCCTCAGCAATCAAGCTGTCAGCAGTATTGCGACGTGGATTGATTGCTACTTCAGGCTCACCAGGCACTTCACCGAAGATTGCCGGCTCAAATGCCCAGCCACCATTAGCATAGCCATGTGGCGTCCATCCTCTCCTGACTCCAAGTGGTGCCAAATCGGATCGCCAAGTGCGGTCAGCAAGCACAGCGCTGATCTGGTCAAAGGCGCTATGGATATTGCCATGTTTGCCACCCATAGCCCGTACGGCAGATGCCCAAGTACTCAGCTTAAACTGGAATAGCCCGATTGGACGGCCTGTACCATCATGGTCATCGATACCACCACCCGTAGCAGGGTTAACGGTAGATTCAACCATTGCTTGCCAGTAGAGGCGTTCAATATCGCCAGCAGAAAGGCTTTCGCCACGAGCGGCTGCAGCCATTTTGGCAACTGCCGCAAACTCGCCTTTCGACATCGCACCACCGCCAGATGAGCCATCAAATGATTCAGCAAGCTTCTGTACCTGCTTCTTCATAAAATTGCCGACTGCAGTTGACGCTAGTTTTATTGAGCCATTGCCACGATCATAGGTGAAGTAGGGATGCTCAAGCGCATTCAGCATTTTGTCAATGCCTGTTTTCTTCTTGATGGCATCCCAGATGTCTGATGCTGACTTATCAACCCAATCAAAAATATCTTCAAGTTTGTCGCCAACGTTATCGATGAAATCCTCAATTTTTGCGCCCGTACCTTTAGCATAGCCAGGGATTTTACCACCGTTCATTGCGATTGCCGCTTTAGACTGCTCGTGAGTGAGGATTGACGTACCCGCGTCTAGGAATCTTAGCTCTGGGCCACCAGCACCAAGCAATTCATAACCGCGTGGCGTATGTGCCAGTTCAAAACCTTCTTCACCGACCAGTGCTAATTGGCTGGTTGGTAAAGCGCCTGTACCATTGGCATAAGCCGCCGGAATCATCGGCACTGTCTGACTAGCTTCAAAGACCTTCAAGACCTTGTTAATGCCCTCACCAAGCTTATTCCAGATCGATGCAGTCTTTTTAGAGCCTTCCGCATAGTGAGAATTGGTTTGCGACTCTTCGTTGGCCGCTGCGCTTGCGTGACCAGCAGCTTGCGCATTAGCCGCATTGACGACTTCTTCTTTCTGCTTGTTGATTTCATCAGTTACTTTTCTATGTTGATCGCGAGCTTTCTTGGTCGTCTTGCGATACTCATCGTTAGCCGCATCTACATCCCCGTCGCGCTGTTTCTTCGCATTCTCGACAATTTCATCATACTTTTTCTTAGAAATCGTATGATGCTCTTTGTACTCTTTTTCAGCTGCCTTAACGGTTTCCTTATACTGACTGTTTGCATTCTTGACAACTTCATCACGCGTTTTCTTAGCTGGTTCAACGGCTGCACGATACTTTTTATCTGCAGACTTCTGTGTAGCCTTAAGATCTTGCGTGTCAAGCTTGCCCTTATCCTTGATCAGTTTCTCATAGATTTTCTTCTGAGTATTAGCGCCTTGCTGTACATACTTAGAGATCTTTGAGTTAGCAGCTACCTGGTCTTTATATTCCTGAGCAATATAGTCTTGCCGTGCTTTGCGCAGTTCTTTCTCGCGTTCTTTCTCAACCTGCTTGGAGTTGACGCCATATTTCTGGGCTAACTGGTAGAGCTTGTTGGTACCGTTGCTCTCAATCTTCTGCACTTGATCATAGTAGGCATTGGTGTCTTTCTGCATCTGAGCATATGACGCCTTGCGGGCACTGGCAGCTTTCTGATCAGACTTCTGCAGATTAGCAAGCCGTTTATCAGCGTCTGCCTGTGACATGGCACCATTCTTAACCAACTTCTGCAAATCCGCCTGTGCTTTGGCTTCTTTGTTTTTGTAGTAGTTGTCTACTTTCTGGTTGAGCTCGTTGTAATAGGCATCAGTCTTGGCTTTAGCTTTAGCGATACTCTGCGAGTCAACGTCCATGCGCAACACTGTTTGAGTAATCTTATTGGCAGTAGGCGTTGTGATCTTGGCAAAATCATTCGTTTCCTTATCAACTTTGAGTTTGGTGTGGACTTCAATTGGATGTGCCTTTAAATGACTGTAAGCGCCATTGTTGATTGCCTCGCCTAATCGACGGCCTACATTCTTGCCCAGTTCACCGCCAAGCATGCCACCAATTGCAGTCCCAATCCCTGGTGCAATTGCTGATCCGATAGCAGCACCGAGCCCAGCGCCGGCAACAGAACCAAGTGAGCCGCCTACTTTTTGACTGGTTGAATCAGTAGACAATAGTTCTGACCCGACCCCAGCAACTGCACCAACTACGGGCATGCCACGCGTCAAGAACTTCGATGCTCCTGTGGCCAGAAACCTTCCGCCTGCCATGATACTACCAGTGTTAGCTGCTGCGCTTTCAGCTGTTAACATCCCAGTTTCCGCAGCCATAGCAGTGCTACCACCAGTGCCAACCATACTTGTTGCTGATTCAACAATCTTAAACGACATCAGTGCATCACGAGCTTTGGCCATCCACATTACAAAGTCCATGATCTTTTTGACAGCAAACATTGCAATCAAAGCTTTCGTGAAATTCTCAACGTCAGTCTTATGTTTGACCAGTTCTTTGGTTACGTCGTCCAATACCTGTAATGGATCAACCGCTGCGTCCCCATTATCTTTGACCAAACCTAACGCAATGCCAATCGTCTTAATGGTATCGATGAAAGTCTGCCAAACAGTTTGCCCAACAATCCCTAGCAACTGGCCCAGATTACCAATCAAGTCAACTAGTGTCTTACGATGAGTCCCAATATAATCCAGTAAGCTCATGACACCAGACAATAATGCATTCATTGCTTGACCTAGCAATTCAGAATAGCGAGCAATCATCTTATCAGACAGTAAATCTCGCAAGTCTTCTGACATCTTTTTGTTAGCCTGGAATGACGTGTTCATAACATCGCCCCAAAGCACCTGCCACCGAGATTTAATGTACATTGACATCCCAGTGAACGATGTCATCGCTTCTTCTGTCGAGCCTTTGTACTTATTGCTAAGATAGTCCAGAGCTTCAGTAAACTGAGTAGCAGTAAGCTTACCGGCAGCTGACATAGCGTAGAGCTGTTTCATCGACTTACCAGTGGCTTTTTCCAGTGCCTCGCCAAACATTGGGAACCGGTTGATCATAACCGACATATCTTCCGCACTAGCTTTACCACCAGCGACGATCTTAGCAAACTGCTCACCAGCTTCTGCCAGTTGATCATTAGACATATGCAGCGTAGAACCTAGACGCACGAATGCATTTGTCCAGTCTTTAGTCTCTTTGACGCTTGAATGGACGTGATAGAATGACTGAGCCATTTTATCAATGGTTTCGGACGCATAGATTGAGTGCTGAGCCACGTCATTGATGTAATTGACCAACACCTTGCCATCTTGTGGAGCCTCAGTTGTCAAGGCGGTCCAAACAGTCTTCATTCGGTCCTGCTGAATGTTATATTCCATACCAGCTTTAGCCGATTCGACCAAACCGTTTTTAATAGCAGTCAATCCTGAAGTAATCATGTTGCCTGCAAACACGCCAAATGCTGTGTCTTTCAGATGCAGAAATGACCTGTTTGTTTCCTCAGCTTGCTGTTTTAACACCTTCATTGGAAGTGTAGCCTGGTCATTAAGTTTTACATCAGTAACGACCTTTGCTGGCAATTTTCGCAAAAGCTCTTGATAGTTAATGACTTCGCCTTTTTCAGCTTTGGCGTTAAGCTCTGTCAACTGTTCTTTAGGAATTTTCTTCAGCAGTTTGTCAAAGTTGTCGATCCCCTGTTCCTTTGCGTCAGCAGCTAATTTTGTGCGGACCTCTTTAGGGATGTCCTGGTAGCGTTGTATCAACTTAGTAACTTGGCTTTCTGATTTTTCAACATTTTCTTTAATGTTCTCTTCAGCCTTATCACCGGCATCTGCCCCAACATTTTTAAGCAGATCATCAATCTTTTTTGCGCTTTCTGACGCTTGATCATTAACAATTACATCAATATCGATTTTACCGTCAGCCATTTAACCCCTCCTTCCTAGTCTGCATTAGCTTTCAACATTGCAAACACACTATCCATCTGTGCTTGCCGAGATGCTTCGGTCTTGTTTTCATCCAGCTCATAATAGCTCTGGGCTTGGATTACATCCGTTAGCTCCTGGCCTTCCAATTTCGACGTGTCCTTCATACGTATCTGAACAATGCGTTGGAAGTAAGTCTTAGGCCCAAGACCAGCGAAAAGCGCTTTAAACTTGTCCCAGTGCAGCTTGCCTTCCTGATCGACTAAATCTATCCCATATTGCTCGTAGAAGCTGGCATAGATTGCACCAGCGTCTTGCGTAAAGGAATAATATTTGATTGGGTTGCCAGGCGTTGCATCACCATCGTTGCCATACGGCTCTTGTGAGATATAGTCGCTGATGTCTTTGAATGCTGCCAAAGCAAAATCGGCATCTTTTGGGCAATTGCCAAAAAACATCCTAAAGGCAATCTCTACAACTTCTTCATTGCTGAAATCCTTATCTTCAAGCAGCCGATAGAACCGCAAGATATTATCAAAGGATAGATCTATTGGATACATCTGTCCCTTGTATTCATATTCATTGCGCAATGGTTCGCATAGCGACAGCATGGCTACCCTCGTTTCTTGACATAACGAGTCTTTTTAGCCTGATGCTTGCGATCTGCATTAGCTTTAGCAATTCCATCTTCTTGGTCTTGCAACTTAACCAATTCTCGTACAACTGCAGACAGCTTAGTAAAGCTATTGCCATAAAATTCATACAGTCGCTTACCTTCACCTTTGCCAAACAGCTTGTCAAGGCCCTCCATCAAGCTACTACGTTGATCACTAATTGCCTTCTGTAGTGAGTCTTGACGTTCCCCAACCGTATAGTCATTAATGAATGCATCACTTTGATCATCAAAAGCATGTGCCGTGCTAAACAGGCTGATAGTCATATCATCAAGCAGCTTTCGCGTCTCATCATTAAATGTGATACTGTGCTCCACACCACCGATTTTGATTGTTTTAGTTTCAACTTTGGCGATTTTTTTATCCAGATCAAAATTAATTGCTGTCATATTATCCTCCTAACGTCTCACGTTTCTCGTCTCTGTTTGTTTGACTAATGGGTTTGAGAAGTAGTAGTCGTAGACGTGCCCTTCTGTGGCTTGCCGTTGAAGACCGCTACAAAGCTAAACGTCTGCTTGGCACCAGGTTGGCCACCAGTTGCGACGATGTTAGTCAGCGTAACTACGCCATACAGTTGAGTGCCGTCAGAGTAGGTGAAGCGCAACAGAGTCTTCAGGTCATCCCCCAGTGCGTACTGCTTGCCAGCAACATAGTCTTGTGCTGGGTCGCCATATGCACGGTGCCCGGCGATCGTTAGTTGGATTCGCTTAGAAGTAACATCAGACTGGCCAAATCCTTCGCCATCGTAGTATTCGTCGTTGGCCGTCGTATCATTTTCGGCAAAGGTAATGTTGTTAATGCCTTTTGCCAACTGTGCCCAAGTAGTTGATGGATCGCTGACTTTGGATACGTCTTTAATGTCGTTGGTGCAGATTTCCAATTTGTTAGTGTGGTTAAGCTTGTAGCCACCGATAGATGCAGGTGCAGTATCTGCCATAATCAATCATCCTTTCTTACTTACTAAAAGTATCTACTGTAACTTTAAAATCCATTGCATAAGTAACAGCGCCAGTCGTATCTGCCATGATGGGATGCGGCATTGAGGCTATCGTTAGCTCGTTGTAGACAAAGCTGTTATCGGCACTGGCAACACTAAAATCGGTATCACCTAGCTTGTCGGCAATTGCCCACAAAGTCGTGTTGATCATGTCCTCATCCTCGCCACGCATGACGCATTCCATCAGATACTGCTCGGTCTTATTGCCTGCATAGTCCATGTCGACTACGGTCGATCCTGGCAACATCTGCAAGCGCAGCTCCGGATCATGCCTGCCATCTAAGTAGCCTGGCAGGCATTTGACTGGCAAGCCATATGAGTTGATCTTGTCTTTAAGCCGTTCTTTAAGATCCATGAGTATCATCTCCCAGCAATGTCTGCGCAACAATCTTTTCCCATGAGTCCATATACAGCGACTTAGCTTTAAGATCCCAGCGTTTGGTTGCTTGAGGATGCTCAGAGCGCGTGTAGTTCACGATTGGATACTGACGGCCATTGCGGTCCGTTATCATGCCGTAGAACTGAGCTCTGGCATAAGGCGTCGTGTAGGTGATGTGCTTCCCATCATCAGAGATGGCAGCAGTATTAGCCAGGTGAACGTGATTCTTAACCGAATATGGCACAAACTGATCCATGTCTGCCATTGCCTGGTTGGCAAGCACGTACTGGCCTTTAGCGATTGCCTGCTTACTGAGCAATTTTCCAGGCAGATTGCCTTCGATTTTGATACGAACGCCCATTACAACACCTCCAATTCATAGGAGTACACATCATTGCCATATGGATCACGATTGTCAACGAAATTAGTGATCGTATAATCGTGACCTTCAAACGTGACATGCCAGCCAATACAGTCTGGCGTCAATTTAGGCATCGGCGTTGAGATGTCGGCAAACAAAAAGACGATCGCATTTGCTGTGATCGTCCTGCTGTTATTTGAACCGCTGTATATCGTCTGTGGCTGTACGATGACATGATTAACCGCGACATCAGTCGTTTTAGGCTTGCCATAGTCGTCTTCATCACCAGTTGCCATATGCAGCACGACAGACTGATTACAGAGATGCAACGGAATTTTTGGCAACATCATCATTACCACGCTCCTCTAAAAAGCAAACCGTGCTTAGCCAACAGCTCATAGGCTTCTCTGCATAAACCATTAGGCATTAGCCCAGCACTGGCATCAGCTGGCGTCAAAGATAGGCGACCGATTGAGACGGCTTTGTACTCACCTTGCTGAATCTCATAAGACTTAGCAGCTTGCGCAAAAGCATAGTAATCAACCTGCTCTTTGACAGCCTGTTTGAAGTCAGCAACACGGAACTCATCTGGGTCAGCAGATAGATCGTTATAACGATAGAAATCACGGGTTGCGTTGTTAATTACCGTCTCTGCCTGAGCTTCCAATCTAGTGAACTCAGCCTCGTCGCTCACCGCTCCTTTGTAGTCAGCAAAGCTCAGATAAGCCATCTCAAATCATCCCCTTATTAGTGTGACGTGCCAGATGCTGATGCCGGCTTGATTTGAACAATCTTGGCATCATTGACAATGGCAACGGCATAGATTTCGTCAGCGTTGATCTTAGTCGTCTTGTGGTCGATATCACGAGCAGTTTCCAGGTTAACGCCGCGCTTCAGATACGTCTTCATGGCACCTGGCAGAACAGCCAAGCCGTAGCCTTGTGCCAGCTTACGAGTCCGAACGATCTGCCAACCGAACAGTTCACCAAATGAGCCATTGACCAGAATGTTGTCGCCCAGATCAGTTGCACGCGTCCAGTTGTCAGCAGCAATCTTACGCAGTGCATTTGCATCCTTAGGGTTCATGAACAGCACACCGGTTTGAGTGTCGTCGCTTTCGTAGTTAAAGTCTGACGTGTTGTCGATCAATTGCGCAGAGATTTGATCCGGCAGATCCAGATCAATAGCATGGTTAACAACCAGTGGCGCTTTCTTAGCTTCAGCCAGGATGTCGTTGTCAACCTTAGCCCCAATCGACAGACCAATTTGGCGGGTCGCCTCACCCACTGAGTCACCATAGCCAGACAAAACAGCTTCGTCAGTCAGCTCAACCCCGATACCGGCTTTCTTCAGCGTTACCTTTTGCGTTGCGGTAGTCAGTTGGTTGTATTGGATTGCCCCACCTTCGGCAACGTCTTGGGCATCACCAATGTACTTGTAGCGCGGCAAGGTAATCGTGTCACCGGCTTGGCCTTGCAACGTGGTATCAATTGGTGCAATCGAAGTAAAACGTACTGCTTGTGGCAGTTGAGCTTGCAGCATTTGCCCCATTACTTCAGGGTCAATCATTTGAGCAAGCATAGTAGTTAAATTAGCCATTAGTTAATTCCTCCTATTCATTAGTTAAATCAGCATATTCTTGGGGATGTTCTTCTTTAAAGGCCTTGATTTCCTGATAACTGGCGTGAGCAAAGTCGATTTTGGCGCCAGTATTTGGCTTAGGTTGGCCACCCGTGATCTGTACACCACTTTTTGGCTGTGGTTTAGGCTCTTCGGACTGTTTAAACAAATAGCCATCGGATTCCTTTAGAGCTTCCAGCTGTTTGTCCAAACCGTCCAGTGCCCCATCTTTAACTGTGACGTCATCAAGGTTAAGCAGAGCACTAACTGCCTTGTTGTTATGAGCCCCAGCCGAAGTTAGCGCCTTGTCGATCAAGAATGACTTTTGCTGAGCTGATAGGTCAGCAGCATACTTTTCTTTGGCAGCCTTATTGGCCTTTTCCAGCTCATTAATCTTAGCCGTCAGCTCATCGCTGTCTTTCACTTGCGACTTTAAGCCTTTCAGCTGTTCGTCACGGTCATTCAGTTGACTCTGCAGACCATTCTTTTCGGCCGTCAAAGAGTTGATCTGTTCGTTTAAGCCGTTAACGTCCTTTCCGTGTGCAGACATGATTGAGTTGATCTGATCATCAGACAAACCAAGATCTTTTAAGAATTCACGTTTCATTGCGATCTCTCCTTATCGTTAGTTGTTGACGCGGTTACGAGCCGCGAGAATTGATTGCATACAAAAAGGACAGTTTAACGACGTGTCCAGGTCGTAAATTAAATAATTCACTTCAATTTTTCTCGATCATAGTCCCGCGTTAGAATCGGTACCTTATGACCGGCGTTAGTTTCTTTGATATAGTCCCTCAACTTTGCTTGGCGGGCTCTGATCAGCGTTTTGGTACGGCTGACCATTTCAGTATCACCAAGTTCTTCGGCTGCCTTCAACCGTTTTTTGGCATCCCTGATAGCCCGTTCTCGTGCACGCTGTCCTTGTACCAGCTTGCCATTCTTGATTGCCTCTTTAGGATCATACTGTGGCTGATGGTTAGTGCTCAAGCCGGGAACATACGGATACAACACGTGCCGACAGTTGATGCCCAGTACCCCTGACGGCTCACCGTAGCCGTGATTGTAGATGCTGTCGTACTTGGGATCGTAGTCGTCGCTTTCTGGCGGTACTAAATTAACCACATGGCCTTGAATCCATGCACAAGCCGGCCGACTGTTGGGATGACTGCTCATCACGGCTAGATGCATGTCAAAGTCTTTCATCCGCTGCAGACGCAGATCGTTATAAGTACGATTGACTGTTGTCGTGGTTACCATGCGTGTATAGCCATCAATGCTCCAGTTATGCCCAGCCTTATCAACCAAGCGTGTCGGCAACCCTTGATCGACTACTTTATACAATGCATGCTTAACAGCATCTTCATGACTGGTTGCGCCAGATACGGTAGCCATCGTTGACTCGGTTAGAATCTGCCGATAGGCTTTGGTGACGGCCGATTGCTGGTAATTCCGTGTTACCAGTGATTCGTTGACGTTGTTCTGCAGATCAGTCCAAGTCTGGTCCGCCAGCGCATCCAGCTTGTTGGTTACATCAGCAGACAGCGGTTGGCTTTGCTTGGTAGCTCGCTCCAACTGGCCATCGATTTCATCGATAATCCGCATGCCATGAAACTTAATCAGATCCTTAACAGCGTCTTCACTTAAGCCGTCGACCTTTGCCATGAGCTTAACCGCATCTTGATTAAGCCTGCCAATCTTCTGCAGTTGCTGTGCCTGCCACATGACCACATCAGACTGATCCACATGCTGATAGTCGCCATCTTTTAAAGCGTTGATAATCAGCTTGAAGATGCTGTCTTCCAGCCCAGAATAAAGGCTGTTGATGTAATCAGCTGCCTGTTCGAATCGTTCGCGTGCTCCCATAACTAATCAGCTCCATCATCTGGTTGATTTCCCTCAAACGAGTTAAAAGACATCTCGGGTTGCTCATCTTTCAACTCTGACAGCCATTCATCGGCTTGTTCTTCGTCTAAGCCAAAATTACGCATCAAGAATCGCTTCTTAGGCATAATCCCCAAAGAAACTGCCTTGCTATCTTGATCGAATTGCGTAGTTTTGTCGGTAAAGACGCCATCAGCAAAGTCAACGTTAATGTCTTGCTGTTCGGGATCACCAGTAAAGCGTGCGTTGCCATCACTAAACAGCCCACCACACTCTGCCAATTCCAGAACTGCAATCACTAAGTTGTTGAGCTGCTTTTCAACCTGCGTTAGGTAACTCGAACGTGTTTGATAGGTCATTGAATTGTTTGAAACGACCTCAGTTGCTGTCTGAATCCCGCTTGGCGTATTCGTAAACGTGCCTTGTGACAAGCCGATAGCATTCTCAAATTCGCTTAAAAAGAAATCCATTGATGCTTCATACTGATCGTTGCGAATTGGAGTAGTTAGATCGGTAATCTTCATCCCGTCTGGGTCGCCATACATCTGTACAAACACATTGGCATCTTTGTCAAACATAGGTGGCCGAGAGATTTTTTCTTTATTGCTGCCAAACTGTACTGGCGGACGCAGCATTTCCGCAGGCACTGCAACCTTGCGCTGGCCCATACGAACTTCCCATACAAACTGGTCATGTGTTTGATTAATGGCATCAACAATCTTGCGCGAGTTATCAACCAAGCCCAATCCAAGTGGGCTATCGGTACGCTTGTTGTTCATGCCAGGCGCTTTGAAGTACGCAAACAGTGGCTTGGTTAATCCAGTCAGTGTGACTTCTGGTTGTAAACCGGCATACTCATCTAGGCGGTCCAGTGGCACTTGCACACCAACCTGGTTGATGTTCTGAGACCGATACAGTTCATTAGTGATCTTGTAGGAGTGATCATCGTTCCATTGATGGAACTCAAGCAGCGTGTAATACGTTGGCTGATTGTCCTCTGTGACAGTAGTCCGGGATGCAATCGCCGCTTCGTCAATTTCATTCGTATTGCTGTGGAGAGGATAGAACTGATCCGCACTGACCCATGCGAACTTAATCTTATCGTCTTGAACATATGGCCGAATTGCACCGCCACCTAATGCGATTGCCTCTTCAAGTTTCTCTTCGTAAAGGTTGTAGAAATCATTATCTGCCAACACATTTGAGATAAAGCCATTAGTGGATTCATCCCCAACTGTGATCGCACATTGCTCGTTAAAAACGATGCTTGCCAATCGATGCGCGGCCATTTTAGTGACGTTCACCGAAGACAGCTCACGAGTCAGTTCTTGACCATAGCTGTTTTTGTAGTGCACCATGCCGAAGTCGTCGCGGTAATACTGTTTAGCAACTCGAATCCGTTCATATTCTTCACTAGGGATTGAGATACGCTCATCGTCAGTAATGTTAGTCAACTGTTTAACCATGCCCAGCTTTGCGCCTCCTTTCCTAAACAAATCTTTGATGCGGTTGATAAAGCTCACGTTGCCACCTCCTAGTATTTGAGACCAAAGGAACGTTCATTATCCAAGCAAAGATACATAAACTGGTCACACGTATGATCATCAACCTTGATAACCTTAGGATCGTCACTCTGCAGCGTGTTTTCGTCCCACTGATACTTCCGGTGTTCGGCAATGAAAATCTCGTTCTCTGGCCGATCCAGATAGTAAAAACGACCTTGAGCAAGCAAATCTTGCACACGGTCGATCATGTCTACTTTTTTTAGTTTTTTAACCTTGTGCCAGTGCACCCCATAATCGTTATAAAACTGGTTTTCCAGCGCACCTTCTGCGGAGTCAATCGTCATGTTGGTGATTCCGAAGCGAAGCTCTGACATGTTCTTGTCAATGAACTGTTTGAGATCCTGCGACAGCTCGCTAGGCGGCTTCTTATGGCTCTTGCCTTGTGGTGAATAGTAATAGGTATCATACAGGATTACTTTGCCTGTACGTGTCAAAATATAGCACCCACAGGTCGTTGCCGAGATTTCATGACCAGTGTCGGCCGAGTAATAGACTCCTATAATCTCATCATCAGTGGGCAATTCATTAAGCGGTTTGAACAGGCTTATGTTGTAGATATTAGTGCCAAGCCCAACAACCTCACCCAAGTACAACCAACGATAGTAGTCATAGTCATTCTCTTTGTATTGATTGATGAGCTTTAGCTGCTGATCCGTTGTAAAGCCCCACTTGTCGTCCAGGTAGGTTGACGTGTCAACGTAGCAGTCGGGGTTATGCTCTTGCTTGCTGATCCATTCGTTGATCCAGTCATAAGGATTCTTAGGCGGGTTGTACGAGTAGTAGACCGTCACGTGATCCACATAATCTGGTTTTTGTCGGATAAACGTTGGATTGGCCTGATCAAAGACATCCGGTCCCTTGAAGTTAGCTGCTTCTTCGTACCAGACAGCAATCACGTTATCTACAATGTTGGACTTAAGTTTCATCGGGTCATCAGCGCCGTAAAAGTAAAACGTGCTCCCCGTCCGCTTGTGTGTGATACGCAACGGGGATTTGTAAAACTGGTACTCGTCGTCCATATGCAGCATGGTCAGTGCCCATCTAATCTGGCTGTACACCGAATCATGCAGATAGCTGGCGTTTTCTCGTACGCAGACCACATTGACCTTGTGCCCTAGCATCGTCCAGTGCTTAACCTTAGTCACCAGTCTCAAACTAATGACCGATGATTTGAACGAGCCACGACCGCCTTTGCAAACCACGTATGGCTTGTCAGTATTCCACATTGGATAGAAGTGCGGATTGACCATACGGCTAAGTCTTATCGTCGCCATCATCAATCCCTCCAATATCATCAATCAGTACTGTCTTATCGCCTGTATCATTCTTGCCAGTCAGCTCATCCCGTTTCCAGATAGCCGTATCAGCCTCTGCCTGCAGTTTCTTAAGCTGTGCGGCAACCATCGGATCATCAAGTGGATAGCGTTTCATAATCTCGCGTGCAGCCGCTGTGCGGTCTTTGATCAACGGCGGTCGTTTGATTGTGCCACCATCTACGCTATCGGGTATCTCTTCTGTTTCTTCGCCACGCAGCACTCGTGTTAGATACTGGAGTACTTCCTTAGCATCGGCAATCTTATGCGACTCAATTTCGGCCATTTTGGCGTCAATATATGATTTAACCCTAGCATTTCCTAGCATTCGGTTTGCATTAACACCAGCGACTTTTTCAGATTTAACTCTATATCCCGCTTTAATATAAGATTGTGTGGCATTGCCACTCTTGATATACTCATCAGCAAATAAGCGCTGTTTCTGCGTCAATTTCATGGCATCTGCCACACCACCTTTCAAAATTTAATTTTGCAATAGCCGACCTGCTAAGAAGTTCATCTGTGGGGATGTCTGGTCTTTAAGACAGGCGGCTTGATAGAGTATTCTGCCGGCTTGTCTTTCACTCGTTCTGGGTGCTGTTTACGATATATCTTGTCGGCTAATACTAGCATCTTATGTTCTTCGTATGAGCAGATGCCCCAGTCTCTGTACACTCTCATCAAGTCACCACCTAAACCAAAATAAAAAGCCCAGCCAAAGCTGAGCTAGTGCAAGCATATATTTTGTTGAAACGACGCGCTTGCACACCGCTGACCACTAGCGGAATGACGGCTCATGGATCGAACCATGACATCCCCACCTGAAGTATAGGGATGACCATACCGTCTGCCTTTCTATGCCTAAGTCGAAAGGCAAGAGAGTGAATTGCGCTACTCTCAACGGAAGCAGCAGGATTCGAACCTGCTAACGCCTTTTTAGCGTTGCCACCATGCTTCCACGCTGTCGAGGACTAGCCTCGATACGTTGTCCTGGCAGGTATGAGTCGTTGATAAGCAAATGTAGAAATTAAAGCCAGGAAAAGGATAGGTAAGGGACTCGCACCCTTTTTTGCGCTGCGACATGATGTTGAAACGCAGTGCCCACCTGGGACCTTCCAGTCGGTGTTGGTAGAAGAACACCGACAATGCGCTGCTGTGTGTCAGCGCAATACCGCACGGTGGAATCGAACCGCCAGCAATTGAAGCTAACCATTTGCGGTGCCTAATTTATGGTTGGGAAAAATAAATCGGTTCCCGCATTAACGGGAAAGCATCATGTAGGAGTCGGACCCACTCGCAGCCGTATTTTAAACGCACATTCATTCACTCGTTTGTTTCCACAATACTTGAAAGGAGGTTCCATACGAACATATGGATTGAACAGTTGTTTCACTGATGTAATATCGTCTTGACACAATTGGCATAAAGCTGCGTTCCCGGTGATGATGCATAACCAGACGCCGTAGCGCCTGTAGAGTATAACTAATCTAGTCAGGCCGAATCGCTAGATAGATTTTACCCGCCTGTTTTGGAAGAAGTTCTAATCAATTCCAGTAGGAAAGACACCCTTTGAGAAAACCGAGTAATTGGGCTTCGTGATATTTCTATCACGATATCATTATATGGTGTAATCGCTACACCAATCCTCTTATCATTCTCCGATTTTTTTAACGAGGCAAACGTAATCATTGCGGTCAAATGAATATCTGGTTTCAAATCCTTCAAATCGCTCGGCAAACTCGCAAAGCGCTGTCCGCTTGATGTTCTGATATTGCGATGGCGAGTAGCTGAGCTTGTCAGCCATCTGCCAGTCTTTCAGCCCCTCAAGGTAGACCGCCGAGATAATCTGATACGTCAGCGGTTCACAGTTTTCCAATGTGTCTTTGATGCAATGGCACATACGCGTTGCTTCCATACCCTTGATGATCTGGTCTTCCGTATGATTGCCACCACCATGAGAGCCACCAGTAAGGCTCATCGTCGGTGATTTAAGCTGATTCCTGTGCATCCCCGCCTGATAGAGATAGCGGTTGATACCCTTCGACAGAAACCGTCTGACGTTTGCAGCAGTTGTGTTATAGTCGATTCCCAATCCTAAATCCATCTGCACCACAACATCACACTCCTTACTCTGGTATACTGGTGATGTTGAATCGTTAAGGAGTCGTGCCATCGTGGTGCGGCTCTTTTTTACTGCCATCAGACTGCCTCATAGAAAGCAAAGGCTAAGCCAGAAGCATAGGAACTTAATCCATGCACTTTTAACCGTCATGATCACCGCAATAGTAATTGATGCGATCGCCGTATACTTAAATCCAATTACCAATGTTCCCAGTACTAGTTTCTTGCTCATACCTAGCCTCCC